CATCAAACGACGATGAGCCACAAACGGGCTATCCTCAATAGTTCTTGCCGATTTGCTAATTAGGAATTCTTCTGGCGGTACGTTCTCAATCTTGACGCAGCCGTACTTCTTAACCTTTTTGACCTTGACCGAGTAGTAAGGAATCTGGATAGGCATACCCATCATATCCACACCGCCATCAACCATCTCGACCTTTTGGCTTACTACCTCAATGGCAGGATCAGACAGCAATAGGGCTAACTCGTCTTCGGTCAGGTTCTTGTAGGACTCTTTATTAACGTCCTCTTGGGCTTCCCAGTACGCCTTGACCACGCCAACCTTCATCATTAGCGCGTCTTTGAACCAGTTGTGCAGGATGATTAGACCGTCATTCTCACGGTAAAACACCCAGTTACAGTAGTCGGTAGCCTGTTTAGCGGACTCCTCATCTTCTGGAGTCTGAGGCTCAAAGGAGACAATATCCTCAGTTGTCGTAAAAACTCGAATAAGTTGCGGCAAAGCACCGTCGATAGCCTCAGCTACCTCGCCAGTTACGATCTGGCTACGGCCTTCTACCTCGTTACCATATGGATAACGCAGGTAATACTCTAATGCTTTGGATCGCTGATCCGTAGTCTCGGTATCAATGTATCCGATGGAGTTATCGATCTCATTCTCGATAATCCCCTTGATTTGACCCTCATCCATCTTCATAGCAAATCCTTATGGGTTTTGCCTATTATACAATCCATTTAGTCGAAATTGGCAACGTTGTCTGCCATGAACTATCGCCCTCGTCAAGACCTATCGCTAGGTATCTGAAAGCGTCACTCATATGGCTAGACCAATCGTGTAGCGGCTTCTCATAGAATATCTGCCGTCTCTCGTCATGTTCCCGGCGGTAGTTCCGTAAGGCATCTAGCCCCTGCTTAGTCCTCGGATGGAACCAGCATCTCGGCAACAGTCTCCTGACAGCCTGAATCCCGTCAGCTACGGACAATCTAGGCGCAACCGTTATGGACAGACCTGCTTCCTCTAAAACCTCTCTACGGCTCTTGCCTGTGCCTAGCTCCCTTACCTGTACGTCATGGGGCAGGATTTGACTGAACCCTGCGTAGTCATTGTCTTTTAGCCAACGAACATACCAATCTAGTCCCTGTCCATGGTTTTCGACGCAATCGAGTAGTCGAACCTCTTTTCCAGCCAGTTGTGCAACCCATAGAGCAGTTGAGTCACCCATTCCAAGATCCCAAGCAACAAAGCTACGGCAGAGATCATCACGAGGAAAATCACTAATGTGACCATCCCTTTCAAGATCGTTAATGATTTTGCCATAGTAGCTACCCTCAACCGCTGCGTTAAAGGAACACTCGAATTCCTGATTGTACTTGTCCTCACCCATCTCTCGATAGGCAGCCTTTAGCTCGGACTCAGGCAGTATCTTGGTCTGGCTAGCCTTGTACTCTAGGTACTTCCAGCCTTCTTCGGACTTGGCTCTATCGGCTAGTTCAGCGAAATGGTTAGCACCTTTAGGAGTGCCAATGAAGCAAGCCCACCCAAGACGGTCGGCAAGAGCAGGTCTAAGGATTTCGTTCCAAATACGTGGATTCTGATCGCCCACTTCGTCGATAACCACGCCATCAAAGTACTGACCGCGCAGACTGTCAGGATTGTCAGACCCATAAAGACTAACCCTACGCCCCCAAAAATCAACCCGTAACTCAGCAATGTTGGCAGTTGCATTAAGCGGCCTTGTGTACTCTAGTAGGTAATCCCAAGCGACTCTCTTGGCTTGGCTGTAGGTAGGCGCAATATATGCAAACCGTGGGTTAGGCTTGTCGCACTCTATCGCGGCTTTGATAAGGTGATTGATTGCGCTAACAGTCTTTCCCATACGACGATGGGCAACCACCACAGTAAAACGATGCTGCTCAATGGCATGGTGGATTTCCTCCTGCTGCTCCCTTGGCTCGTAAGGAATGACTATCTCAGTCACTTAACGTATCCGCAGTTCAAGCACTTGTTGTTCACTAGGAACGCGCTGCATTGTGGGCAATTTACTGGCTTATAGCTCATTTCCGTCCTCCCCATCTCACAATATGCTCTTGGGCTTCCCCATCCTTACCCGTTACCTCTGTCCTAGCCAGCTTGGGTATGTGGTACTCAGATAGCTTCTGCATTAGGTCTAGTGCCTTGGCTGGATCAGGCTTTAAGCCTAGCACCTCATCGCCCTCAGCTACCCTCTGGAGCCATCTGTCCATGTAAGGCACGTTCTTCTCTAGCAGAGTAGCAATAGCATTACGCACTACCGCAGTAGACTTATTCGGCACTCCTGCTGGCCTACCCTTACCTGCGTTAGTTAGCCCCGGATACGCTGTAGTCGGCTCATCTTTAGTGTCACTTGTTTCCATAATTGCATTATCCTCTGGATGTCATGCGTATATCGCTTCATACATATCTGGGCGGTTCTCTAATATCCACGCCCTCGGTTCTTCGTGACATTTCTTGAAATCAACGCCTACCGTCTGGCTTCCTGCATGATGCACATAAGCCCTGCTCACGAAATGCTGATAACCCGCCACGTTCAAGTCATGGCATATTATATTATCTGAATACCAATTAGTTGACGGAAACTTAGCGATTTCCCATGCTTCCCGGCTTATCGACGCGAAAATAGGCGCAATTACCGGAGTCAGCTTGATCTTTGACTCGCTATCCCACCGTAATCCGTTACGTTTATCCCCATCCACCGGGAACCTGATGTTCTGATCCGGCAACACATAGTCCGACCTTGCACCTAAGAATCCGTATTTCACGCCACGAGACTCCAGAATTCCCGCATCTTCCAGCATTAACGATAGCGTATCTGGATTAAGAACCACATCATCGTTAGCTAAAATCAATGAGTCGTAGTTTTCATCTTTGAAAGCATAATCTACTGCTGCGTTATAAGCATCCCCAAAAGTGGAACCGTTATTCGGCATCACCTTATGTGTCGTATTTATGGGGTTTTTCGAACTTATGTAGACTGGTATGTCGTTAGCGTAAACATTGATCGACTCCAGTAATACCGAAATACCCGGGTTTCCTATCGTGCAGATAACTATTGCTTGCATAAAATAACACTCATCGAATCCACAGCCCTCGGCGTTCTCAGTATTTCTGCGTCTGCTACTTTCTTTTCTGCTAACTCATTGCCGAATTCGGACAGGTTAAACGCTAGCTGCTTCATGTAAAACCGATCTTCCCACCCTAAGTACCAATGCCAGTCCGTGTAGTACAGCCAGCTATTCTCGTTGAACGCCCTAACGTGAGTCGGGTCTTGCCATGCCCCTAAACTTAGCTCGTAAGGAACGTGAATATGGAACTCGCCTCCCGGCTTCAGCAAATTCTTACAGTTCGTCATCGCGCATACTAAGTCCGGGATATGCTCCAGAACATCGTTAGCAATGATCTTGTCGAACATATAAGGCTTGATCTGCATTTCCCCGAACCGAGTCGCTATGACCTCGCCAAAGTTCACACGAGAAATGTCTGCCACCCAATCCGGCTTTACCCTAGCCTGAATGTCTGCGTTTAAGCAGTCATCCCGCCAATCCTTACCAGAGCCTAAATTAAGCGTTAAGGGCTGCAATTAAGTCCTCTACCTTGTCTGAACACAGTAACTGGATTAAATCGTTTATACGGGCTTCTGGTAGCTCCCACCAAGGATTCTCTAGCAGCTTCTCTATCTGATCCCCGTTAAAACGGTACTTTAAGACCTTGGCTGGATTCCCGCCGACTACGGCATAAGCAGGGACATCCTTTGTAACCACAGACTTAGCCGCTAGGACAGCACCGTCACCTATCGTTACCCCAGACATAATCGTGCATCCCGACCCTATCCAGACATCGTTACCAATGACTACATCGCCCTTAGTACCCGGATGACCTTCACCATGCCAAGGAAATACGTCTTCATGAATATGCCCGAAAGGGTAAGTCGTTACCCAATCTGTCCTATGATTCCCGCCTAGAAATATCTCGACGTTATCGCCAATCGAGCAAAAAGACCCGATCAGAATGTCCGCTTCCTCGCCCCAATGCCGAACCCGGATGTTCTCCAGCCCGTAGGTATATCTCATTTCTTCTTGTTTCTTGCGGATATTGCGGCTGCTTTAGCCTTGGCATCGGCCTTTGAACTGGCTCCCCATGCCCGTAGAGATAGTAGCAAACGAGTAGGCTCACCATTTTTATACTCTGCTCCCGGCATATTCCCCATCCTTGCTAGGAATGATGCGCGTCTAGGATTGTCCCCTGACTTGACCGGAGCCTTTAGGTTAGAACCGGGATTCTCAGCCTCGTAAGACTTACGGCCTTTTTCGTTCAGGCCGCCTTTTGGATTCTTCCCGGCCTTCTTAGTCCATGCTGCGGCCATTTTTACCCCGCTTCTTACCCATAGGAATCTTGATCTCGATTTCTATCTCATTAACACCAT